CAGTTAATAATCTCCAACCTAATCTATTGTCGTAAACTTGAACCTTAAAACAGTTTTGGCAAAATCTGTAATACTTTGACTTGACTTTAACCTCCTCCCACTGATGGTTGCACACAATTCACTCCACTAATCAAAGTTAATCTTGTCTATATCTTCTTCACTTACAGGTATGTGAGCATAATCAATAGCTCCAGTTTCAAAGAAAGAGGTTTTGTCTTGAGTTAAGAGTTTTTCTATATCCTCAAATGGATTTCTGTTAACATCAAATATCGGAGATATGCCTAATAAGGCTAACCTTTGGTTAGTTAAGGTTTGAATGTAGTCTTTAATGTTCTGTTCAGTCATTAATGGAACTTCTCCTGCTACTGAATTAGTATAAAATTCAATATCTGCTTCTGCACTCCTACCAAATATCTCTTTAATTTCTTCTTCGTTGTAGTAATATCCTCTATCCCTCCACTCTTTTAGAATGTAAGTAAATAGAGGAATATGGAGAACTTCATCCTTTCTGATCTGGGTTATCTGTTGATTAGAGCCTTGAAGAATGCCCAATTTATAAGCAAAAATATGGAAAGTATTAAATCCTGTAAAGAACACTACTCCTTCAATAGCTAAATCGTTTACCATAGCTCTAAAAACAGCTCTTTGGAGAGTTTCTTGTCTGTAAGAAAGTTGATTTAGATTATTCTCATCTACTATTCCTCTGTTAACTAAATCATTAAGAGCTTGAAAATCCCTAGTTATAGCGTAATTCCTCTTAAGAAGAGGTTCAAAATGCTTGAACTTGTAGTAAACCTCATTAATCTTCTTGTCATCTTCCCCAAACACTGATTTAAGTATATACTGGTAAGACTCTCTGTGAAGGGATTCAATAGCTGTATGCCAATAGAGAGCTGTTTTTATTTCCTCATCAGCCATTACTCTTAACAGTGTTGAAGTATTATTAGGAACTATTGAGTCTAGGAGAATTAGAAAGGATATAACATACTCAAAGGTATCCTTTATACCTTTAGGTAAGTCATCAAACTGCTTTTTGTCCTCAGACATAGATATTTCCTCTGGTCTCCAAAGAATAGACATAGCTTGCTTAATCCACTCTATTGCATAAGAGTGTTTGTTCAGGTTGAGGTTGGCTAGTCCTGTAGACTTTTCTACTACTTCATCAGTCCAGATTAATTCACTGAAGTTGTCATTACCATTTGGATTAAACACTTGAGGAAACCTACTTACCATCTTTTCTAACCTCCTTAGTAGAGTAGTATATTAATTAGCACAGCTTACACACTCTTCTTTAGCTTGTTCTCCTTCTGCTTTAGCTACTATCCTAGCATAGTAAAGAGCTTTTATTCCACTCTTCCAAGCCTTATAGATAAACTGACCTAGTATCCTACCCACTTCTTCTTTTGGAATGAAACCATCTCTTATGTTAACTGGATAATCAAAAGAAATTCCTGAGTCTATATACTTTTGTATAAACGAAACTATCTCTATTACATCGTATAAGTCCTGCTCATTAAACTTTGAATACTCGTCATAATAGAACCAACCTTCTGTAATGTATCTAGGAAATACTACATAAACTCCAGTAGACTGCTTTTCAGTCTGAATAAGGTTAAACGGAGGAAAAATACTTGCAGTAGTTCCTGCGTAAATAGATGTAGAAGTATTAGGAGGAGCATTTAACAGCATTGTATTCCTGATTCCATATTTCTGAATATCTTCTATCAACTCATCAACTTCACCCCTATCTACATCAAATTCAACAACAGGAGAAACTTCAAAACCTTCTCCATAAGGGATTTGGCCTAAGAGTACTTCGTTCCACTTAGTTTCACTATACTTATTTGTTCTACCTTTCTCTTTAGCTAAATCTACACTAGCTCTTATAGAGTAAAATGCTATCCTACCAAATATCTGCTTAAGCAAGTTAAACAACTCATCTTTGTTAACATTTCTACTAGTTAACCTGTAAGCGTATAATTTATTGTCGTCTATTGACTTCCTAATGAGTAAGTCTGCTAGTCCTACAAACCCTATTCCTAAAGTTCTGTAGTCCTGATTGTGCTTTTTAATCTCATAGATAGGATGACCTGCTATGTCAAGAATGTTGTCCATATACCTAACTACTAACCTCATCAAAGAACTTAATTTCTGATTATCCTGTAAATAACCTAGCTCATACAAAACTGGTAAGTTGAGGGAAAGAAGGTTGCAAGAGTGTACATAACCTAAATCTTCTATCTTTTCATCAGGTTTCTTACCTTCAGGGTTTGAGTTAGAAAAAGGAGAGTAAGACTCTACACAAAGGTTCCCACACTTAATTTGCTCCTTGAAGGGAGAATACTGATTTACTGTGTCTACAAAGAAGATATAAGGCATTCCTGATGCCAATATGTTCTTTATTAATTGTCTATAAATTTCCCTAACCTTATAAACTTTACCTCTTATCTTTCCTTGCTTAACTAACTCCTCTGCTTTCGTATAATTTTCCTCAAACTCTTTCCCCCAACAGTTTACCAAGTCAATACCACACTTCATTTTCAACTCATAGTGGTCTATGAGTGTCCAATCTTTATTCTCTTTAACCCTCTCCATAAACAAGTCTGGTACTACTACTTGAGGGTAGAGGGAGAACATTTTCATTCTTATTTCCCCAATAGGATTACGCATAGCCATAAAGTCCAATATATCCATATGCCATATAGGGAGAGCTACTGTACCAGCTCCTTTGCGTTTTCCAAGCTGATCTATCGTATCTAACATATCGTCAAGTATCTTACACCACTTTAACACTGATACTGATTTACCTTTATTCCCTTGTATATAACTTCCATTAGGTCTTACTTCTCCAAGATAAATACCTAACCCTCCTCCTCTTTTACTAATCTCTGCAACTTGCCAAAATGAATACATAATACTTTCAAGGTTATCGTGAATATCAAGGATATTACAAGATGATAAATTACCTTTAGCTCTTCTAAGGTTAGAAAGTTGAGGAGTAGCTGGAATTATTACCCTATCAAGTAATAGTTTATAAAACTTTTTAACATTATTCATGAATAATTCTTTATTTTGCTTATAATCTGGAAGAAAACCAAGAATAGAAATTAAGAGGAGAGCTTCGGCAAAAGTTTCAACAGGTTTATTATTATAAGTCAATATATATGATTTTGAGAATTTTACTACCTGATAGTAAAAGTCATTCCACATAAAATAAGGAAAGTTATAATTATAATCTAACTGAACCTTTTTAGCATACTCATAGAGTTCTTCAAGAATGTCATTAGAGATTTTAAGTATTCTCTCATCATAAATACCTAATTCTATATACTTTTTTAAGTGAAAAATCCAATCGTTAGCATCTTGAAAAAACCCGTAATCATCAGTAAAAGTGTCATACTCCCTTTCTCTATGTAATCTTATGTCTTTTATCCAATCTAATAAATAAAACCTACCTGCTAGAATAGAATAGTCTTTAATTCTACCTTTATCTGATATTGAAAGCTTATTAGCAGTAGCTATTAAATTTTGTTGGATTTCTTTAGTAGTAATACCAGACTTAAGAGTAAAGCGAAATTCTTTCCAAAATTGCTCATCATCTATATTTAGACCTTGCCTGCAAAAGTTATACATCTTAATAATCTTATCCATACTGAAAGGTTCTTTATGACCGTCTCTCTTTACAACTTCAATTCCTATCATCTATTAACCTCCTCCTTAAGAATTTTCTCATCAAATAATCCAATTTCTAAATTAAATCTTGCATAATAATCTTTATCTCCATACTCTACATAAACATATTTAACATCTTTATTCCAATCATTACTTTGCATTTGTTTATATTTATCTTGAATATCTAAAATCCTAATAGTAAATCCTCCCTTATCATACAAACCTAACTTATCATCTCCTATAACTTTAATATATTGACCTAAAAATTCAGGTTGATATTTGTATAAAAGCTCAAGTTCTGCTTTAGCTACTTCTCTTATTTGTTCTTGAGCTTGTTTTGAATATCTTTCTACATAAAAATTCCTTGCACATTTGTAATCTTTCATTACCCAAAATACAGTATAAAGAGATTGAGGTAATACAGAACGGGCTACTTCAGGTTTATAGCCTATTTTAAGCAAAATCTTATACATACTTTCAAGTTCTTGATAAAAATAACTAAGCTCTTGGAATGTTAAACCTGTTGCTTCATTAAGCAACCCATCTGGATACCAAAACTCAAATTCTACTTTATCAGGTTTTACATATCTACGAGAAAGTTCTAAATATGAGCAACACCTATGACGATGATATTGACTTCTTACAAAGAGAGGAACTTTAACTTTAAAAGTAGCTATTGTTTGTTTGTGCCATTTTATAAAATTTTCTAAATCCTTTTCAGACGCAGAATCACTATCAAGTCTACTTGAAATTTGAGATAATACAAAATGCTTAAAATTCCTTTGATGTAACTCCTCTTCAAACGTAAAAATTCTTTTATTTCTCAGAGAATGCTCAATACCAATATAAAAATACGAATCATCTTTTCTCATAGGAAATCTAATAAATTCAAATGGACTTTTATGCCCTTTTTTAATAAGAAAATCCCAAAGTTTTTTAGGATTTTTAGCCATTTCATTACCATAGCTGATTGATGCTACTACTGATACAGCTTCCTCTCTTGATTCTTGATTAAGATTGGATAAAGAAAAATCCCATAGTTCCACAAATCCTTTTACAGGAGAGTAATCATAAATCTCCTTTTTAGCTATTTTCTTTAAATACTTCAGTCTCATCTTTTAGCCTCCTTCCATCTAAACTTCTACAGGTTCAATTACAAAACTAACTTCATTCCCTTCTTTAGTTAAAGTCCAAAATACTGGATAAGACTTACCAAACCTGATAGCATATAAGCGTGAAATCAAGTCTTCCAAAATCTTTACCAGTTCAGCATTCCTAATAGAGGTTTTAACCTCTGTAGGTGAAACCAAATGATTAATTGCTGATACTATTACTTTGTAGTAATGATAGAAATTCACAACATCATCTTCTAACAAGGAAATAAGTTCCATATAATCAGAATTGTCCATTATGTTGTCCATAAAGCTAATAAACTTAGAAGGAGTTAGAACCAAATTCAAATCTGCATTCTCATAAAGAATAGAGACCCTAAACTTCCCTATCTTCTCATCAAAGGTAATTTGAATTTCTTGTATATCTCCTGTAAAAAATTCTAGCAGTCTCATTACTCCACCTCCATACATTTAGTTAAATTGATCTTGTATTGTCAATACAAATCAAATTATCCTTTTTAACTAACTCCTTTGCACATTTCTCACATAAATATTTAAGAAGAGTTCCAAAACCTTTCTTAAGACTAGAAAAGCTTTTACCCTCTTTAAGAGAGTAACAATACCTTGTCATAATAAAACCACACTTATTACACCTTAATGCAGTTCCTTCATAAAGTTTATATTTACACAATGCTTTCATCTCACTTCCTCCTCTTCCTCAATTGAAAGAACATTCCTCAAGTTTATAAAAGCTGGGACATCCTTAGCCTGTTCAAACTCTAGCATTAGTCCAGCATCCTTAAACTTCTCCCAAAATCTGTTCATGTATTGAACTCCAACTATTGGAATATTCAGGACTAGTCCATCAAAAGTTTCTACTTTTAGTCTTAACTTAAAGTCGTATAGCTGGGTCTCCTCTACATAAACTGATTCAGCTCCACTCAGACTTATCCAATTCCTCTTACCTTTACTTTCGTAATAAAAGCTGTCCTTACAGTTCAGAACTGCTGTAAACAACCTTCTGTAATCCTTCCAAGATTCCAGCTCAACAGTTTTAACTAAATTGCTGTAAACTACCTTAGCTTTAATGTAAGTTTTAGCCATCTTTAACCTCCTTATCATCTAGAATATTAATCTCTTTAACAGCCTTCACCTTGATTGTATAACCATAATCCAAAATAATCCAATCCTCCTCATCTTCTTTTTCAATTCCTTCAATCATCCCCACAAAGCTACTATCCTTCAAGATGATTTCACAAAGCTTTCCAATGTATTTCTCGTACTTTTTCTTAACCATATCAACCCTCCCTACTCTTCAATTTTATTGATTTGTAGTATATTTCGTAAATTTCTTCAACATTGCTTCTGCAAATTCTTCTAGATCTAGCAATTGCCTTACTACATCTTTAGCATCTTCATATATTTCTCTCGTAGTCCACTTCTTGCATATCTTAGCCAACTCATTATTTTCATCATAATACCCTTTCCAATCAAAAGGATGTGCATAATCCCAACCATACCACCAATACCCTTTTGGTAAGTAAACTCCATCACCTTTACTTGAAAAGGTAAAACCTCCATGAACACTAATAATACTTAAATCACCATAATCAAAACCAGCTAATATGTGATTCTCAGGAAGCCCTACATAAGCTACTGGGTGAGTTCCTAAAGACATTCCTATAATCCTAAAACCAAGACACTCTTCATCAAAGAGTGTTTCAGGTTTGTCTAACATCTCTTTCTGGTAAATCATTTCCTTAAACTTCTTCATCTCAACTCCCCTCTCAAACCTGTTTACTAAACTAAACTCAAATCAGGGAGAATTTCAGGCTGGTTAATCTAAACTTTCTACTCACTATTAACTAAACCAATCTACCCTAGAATTTCAGGTTAAACCTATCCAACTATCCCTATCTTAAAATTAAACTCTCTTACTATCAAATTTCAGGTTGGTAGTAACCTGAAATTCTAATCCAATCCAGTTTAGTTTTATAGATACCAATCAGAAGGAGGTTAGTATGAGTAAGAAAACTTACCAGTCCTTACAAGAGTGGTTATCCACTACTAATCCTATGAACAAGCACTACCTAGCTCAGATTATTTCCCTAATAACTATGTTAGAAGTAGGAGATGAGATTAGTTTAGGATTAGTTAAGATTAAGAAGGAGTCTCATACTGATAATGGTTATACTTTCTCAGTTAGTATAGATAGTTCTCTATTAGAGTAATCCCCTATTTTTCAGTAGGTTTCTTAAGTATTACAACAACTTTCCCAATCTAGTAAGCTAGAGGAGGAGTTATGATTAGGTTTGAGG